AGGTCCATCAGTCAATGCATAGTAATTGGTGCCGAAGGTCAGATTGACACTTCCTGTGATGGTTATAAGCGGAATCACATGCTTCTTTGCATTTGGCAAAATCACTTCCACTTCTTCACCACTAACCATCTGCATCACTTCTGTGTCAGCCATCTTGTATGGTTCACAATCGCATTCAATGGTAAGCTTGCCCACTGCTCTTTCCGCTTGCCACTCATTGACCGATATTCTGCCGATATAGTACCAATCCGCATCTTCATCCAATACAATCCGCATCTTCTGCCCATGCAGTGCATTCTGTACCTTAGAAAACTGATTCATGAAATCAGCCTGGGGAACTATTGATGAAAATTCAAATGTCAATATTCTGTTGTTGTATTTGACTTCCCCAAAAAAGTCAGTCAAATCAAGAACACCATCACCCCAAGGAATATCAATGGTTTCCGTTTTAGGTGATGGTGTGCCTATTGTCTTTTGTGAAAGAATCAATTTGAAATCATCATAGGAATGATAATTCCCAAATCTAATGCCTTTCATGATAACCTCACTTTCTTTGCCATTCGCAAGGTTATCTTTTGTAATTACTTGCCGAACTGATACCCACCTTCTACTTCCTTGACAATATTCGTATATTCGGAATAATCACCAAGGAAATCACCATTCAGCCTGTACACCTTAAAGCCATTGGTGTTTCTAGGAATCTTCTTTCCTGTTAGCTGAACCACAGATGAAGAAATGGTTTTGAAATCGGCTTGCTGCATGGATTTGTTTCCATTGAATTGTACTCTAATCATGCGCTTCCCCTTTCTTCAGAATGCTACTAAACGAAAGTTTACTTCACATAAATCTCTTTGATGTTAATAGAATAACTTGTTGTACCAACTCCACCAAACGCAACCGCAAAATAAAAAGTATTGTTCATGTTACTAATATCAAATTCTAATACTGTTTCGTTGCTCGGTAATAAGTTTGAATACATTTCGTAATCAACAAAACTAAATCCGTTGCTTATACTATTAGAAACACCGATACACACTCTAGCATTGTTATTATAGTTAGAAACTGATGATGTATCCATTACAACGTACAGTTTTGTAAAACTACCTCTAGTTAGAGCATTTGAGAAACAAGTACCCAAATAATAACTTGTGGTGTTGCTCATACTACAACATAGAATATTATCGGTTATTTGTGCATTAGGTGTTTTAAGTTTAGCATAATCATAATTGCTTGAAGCTACCGAATAAATATTAGCGCAACCATAACTATATGGTGTCATGCTAAAATTGTTTTGATATTCGCCATCAAAAAGTACAGCAGCTTGTAAATTGGCACTTTTCCAATCAGTCCAAACACCACCAAAATAGATTTGTACCATGTCGGTTTCTTCATTGTAACGCACATTCAAGTTTTCGCTGACCTGTGCAACAACTTCTTCAGTCTGCACTGCCAATTCCTTCACAGCCAATGCGCCTGCAAGTTGATTTGCCTGTGTGTTCGCAGACACTTCTTCCATGGTGTCAAGGATGTTCAGGGATTCAAGATGTGTTTGGCAAGCCTTTCTGAACTCTGCTGCATATCTTTCTGCCAATGCCTGATATGTTGGGATGGTTTCAAACAAAGGAACCACATCTGCAAGCACAACACCTTCAATTCTTACCGAATACAAAGGCATCTGATTCAGTGTGTCCCCTGCAAGGATATCCCCTGAAGTGTAAGCAGGGTCTGTTGCTGTGCCTTCCGTTTCAGTTCCAACAATCACCTTCAACTGCGCTGTTTCAACACCTGTTCCTGCATCCTTGGAATATTCCATGACAATCAAGTCATTTCTATTCACACCGGCTGTTCCTGTGGTGATGTTTACATCCTCATAGGTGTTGGATGGAATGCGGATGTGTCTGCCCATCATCAAGATGTCACCATCTAAGATTCTGACATTGTTGTTGGATGTGATAGAAGCTTCCATCTGATTTCCTGCTTCCATTACATATTGACCTGTTCCAAAAAATGATGCATTGAAAGAACCCTGGTCTGCTGACTGAATGTGTTCTTCCCCTGCATAACCTGTTATCAAATGTACCATAAATTATTCACCCACCTTGTATGATATTGTTGTTGCATAGTTCTTGATTTTTACAATCTTCTTGGTGATTGTGGATGCTGCCACAATCCCGGTGATTTTCTCTTTTGCCCCAACAATATCCCCCACATCATAGGTTTTATCATTGGAATCGAAGTCAAAATCAACCTTGTCTGATTCCCAAGATTCTTGGATGATGTCAATGCCACCCTGCATCAGTTCTTCAGATGATTCTGCATTGGAATTGTCATAAATGGCTGTCACTTCATCAAGCCCTGTGATGGTCTGCTCTGCGCTGATGTTTCCTTCAGCATCTGCATACACATGGATGACTTCACGTTCTGCCAATTCACCACTACCAAGGCAAATCACATGATTGATAGGCTTGTAGTGCTTTTCAATCACAAAATCAATCTGATCTGTGTCAAACTGTTCATCCTGGGAATAGTCAACAATAGGCTTTGCAGATAAAACCACAAAGCCCTTGCTGAATGCAATATTCAATTTTGCGCCTGCGCTTTTCAGCATCTTCTTGATGCCTTCATATCCCCCTATATAACGATTCATTTTATAGTTTGATATGTTTATGCCACTGACTTCTTCGGATGCCTTAAATAAAGCTTCTAGCCCCATTCTAGCCACTAAGAATGCAAGCATTTCATTGGCTTCACCATCCAAAACAAGATAGTCAACACCTGCATCCGGTTCAATCACCTTGGAATCCAGGATGCCATGCCATGTTCTTCCCTTGTAGGTGATTTCCTTCTTGTCTGTGTCCACCTTGATTGTTTCGATTCTGCCACCATATTCTGTGCCTTCATAGTAGAGGAACCCCCCTGCCCGGCAACAATGGTTATCAATCGCAACCTTGCATTCAAAGTCATTTTCACCGGAACCAAATGCCAGGTCAAAGGTGTAGTCCTTAACCACACCCACATCTTCCATGGCATCATTCATGTAAATCAAATCCATCTTGGTTCACTCCTTTCTTCCAAAAGGGTGATGTCGAATTTGAAATCCCCATTGTTTGACACATTATTGATGCCCACCGGCATCTTTTCAAAGATATAGGAATCCCGGTTCCTTAGATTGAAGCAGTTTTCCTTCTGTCCATCTGTATGTGTCAGAATGATGGTCTTATCAACCGAATCAATTGTCAGGTATTCATTCGCAAGCAATGTCACTGCCACTTCATAATCATGCCCACTCACTGTGACACATGGATTTTCACATGGACCATAGACATTCATCCTGAAGTTAGAAGGAACAAAATCTGTGTTGTTCAGCTTCTGACTTAACAGATTGGATGTGTAGTCATAAGGGAAATCATTGTTGAAGTCAAGGTTTGTGCCTTGCGCCCCTGCACCATAGTTGAATGTGGTGATGGTTTCCCTTACCCAATAGGGATAATCTGATGTGATTGTCAGTGTCATGTTCAGCACATTTGCAGTCTGCAAATAGCTTTTCTTCTTGCTTGCTGTCACAAAACAGCGCATATAATATTCACCAATGTGCAATTCCCCATGCTGCTTTGTAAGGACATCCTTTTCGCAGATTTCAAACAGCCTATCAGCCAATGCATTCCGATTTGGTCCTACAATGACAACAGGGATGGACCTGGAAGCCACACCCCTGCTAAATGCTGATATTCTATCATTCTTCTTTGTGATCGCCCATGTGAAATTGCGCAAATCATTTTCATTCACATAAAATCCACCTTCACCTAATTGGATGGTTTCATTCATGTGGTTTCTATAAAGTATTCTTTCAAGCATATCATCCCACCTCATGAACCAATCTTGCAAATTCTCGCTTGTCCAAATCAAACTTCAGACCGCTTGCAATTGCATCAACAAGTGCTTCCGGCATGTCATCAGAAAGGCTTCTAAGCAATTGCAAAATCTCTTTCAATAATGCCACCGCTTCATTGCCACCACCAATGCCCTGTGCCTGCATATCATCTGCCAGGCTTGCAATCCATTTGCGATTGTTCTCTAATGGCACAACAGCTTCAGCACCATTTCCTTCAAGGATTCCGACCTGTCCTTTTTCAAGGACACCACCTTTTTCAAGCCTTGGAAGTGTCACTTCGCTGATCGTTGGAATCTTCCAATCAAGACCAACCACATCACCCACAGTTTCAACAATCTTGTTCAGCCCGGACAGGAATGCATTCAAACTTCCAATTGCACCATTTATCATGGTTTCAACTGCACCAAGGATTGAATTGACTGTGTTCTTAAATACAGAAACCACATTGTCCCATAGTGTTGTGAATATGTCGCAGATATTCTTCCATGCGCCTTCCCAATTGCCCGTGAATACATTCTTGAAGAAATCAATGAATAAACTGAACAACTTCTTCCCATTTTCAAGGGCAATTTTAATGTTGTTCAGCGCACCGCCAAGCACATTCTTTGCAAGATTAGCCACATATGTGATTGCATTGCACAGGTATTCACCCAACCATGTGCATAGTCCATCAAGCACCACCATCAATGGTGGAAGAATGATTTCCAGGATTTCCAACAATGGTTCAATCAATGCCATCAGGCAATCAATGATTGGCTGAATAGCTGATGCAATAGGTTCAATCAATGACATGATTGGACCAAGAAGCTGCACAACTAATGGAAGCACCTTTTCCACAATCTGCACCATAGGTGGAAGCAGTATTGCGAACAAGTTCTGCACAATCGGAATCAGTTTCTGCATAAATCCCATTATTGATGGAAGCACTTTTTCAAATGCGCCAAACAGACCTTCAACAATTCCTGAAGCAGAATCTGAATCAAATCCGACAAGTTCAAGAAGCTGTCCAAACAGCCCTTTCACTGTTTCGACCAAGACCGGGAATGCATCACTTAATGCTTGCCCAATCTCGGACAGAATGAATGGCACCTGGTCGATTATAATCTGTAATAAGGTAGGCAATACTGACACAAGCCCACTGAAAAGTGTTGTTGCCCCTTCTATGATGGAAGGAAGCAATTCTTCAAGCATTCCCGGAAGATTCGCCATGATTATTGGCATCATGGTTGTGATTGTGCTTGCCATTCCGTTCAATATGGTTCCAAGCCTTGGAATCGCATTGCCCAAGGCAGTCACCGCACTGTCAGTGAACTGCGTGATAAGTTCATCAAGATTGGCATTTTCATCACCGAATCCTGTCAACAGATTTTTCCAAGCAGCCCCCACTGATTTCATGGAACCTTCTATGGTTCCAAAAGCTTCATCTTGTGTTGCACCGGCAATGCCCATGCTGTGTTGCATAAGATGAATTGCATTGACGATATTGGCAAATGAAAGACTGCCATCATCCACTGTGATTCCCAACTCTTTCTGAAGGTCGGTCATCTTCGCTGTGTCGCTTATCAGCCTTTCCATTTCTTCCTTGGTTCCACCATAGCCAAGCTTCAAGTTGTCGAGCATTGTGTAGTTCTGCTTTGCAAATCCCTGGTATGCATTTTGAATCATCTCCATGCTTGTTCCCATTTTGTTTGCATTGTCAGACATATCAATGACAGCCCGGTTTGCCACTTCCGCAGCCTGTTCATAGACTTCGGTGGTATACACCGCAGAAGATGATGATTCCAACATTGCCTTCTGCTTTTCAATGTACTTCGCAGTTTCTTCAAGCTTTGCCTTATTTGCCTTCTTCAAGGCTTCAAGTTCTTCTGCCTGCGCCTTCTTAATCACCTTCAATTGCGCCTGGCTTTCCTTCTGCACCAACTCAATTTCGGCTTCATACTGCGCCTTGACGATTTCCTTCTTGGCATCCGCTTCTTCTTCAACAGCTTCCTTTTGGGCTTTCAGTTCTTCGATCTGCGCCTTTCTCTGCTTCTCTCTTTCCTTCTGCTCTAAGTCAGCAAGATAGTCTGCCAAATCCTGTTCGGCTTCCAATTTAGCTTCCGCAGTCTTAGCATTAGCAACCTTTTCTTCCAAAGATGCCTTCTTCTGTTCCTGCTCTCGCTTCTGAATTGCTTCCCTTTCCGCTTCAGTCTGACTGTTCAGTGCATCAATCTGCGCTTCGATTGCCTTGATTTTTTCATACTTTTCTTCATCAATCAGCTTCAGGTTTTCCCTGTACTGCTCATTGATAAGGGCAATCTTCTGTTCGGTCAGTTCTTCAAAGGCTTCAATCTCCGCTTCATGGGATTCTTCCAAAAGGTCAACCTTTTTGTCATTGGCTTCTTGAACCGCTTCATACTGCTTGTCAAGGGCTTCCATAGTCGCTTCCACAGCCATTTCACCGGAAGCTGAAGTGTCGCTTGCCAAGCTTTGCAAAAGGGATGCGGAAAAGCTTGTCACTGTTGACATGTATTCATTCGCAGACAGTCCGGCTGTTTGGAATGCCTGGGAAGCATACTGTTGAACCTTGCCTGCGCTATCCTTGAATAATGTTTCAACACCACCAACAAGCTGTTCATATTCTGCATATGAATCAAGTGCCTTCTTGGATATAGCCACCATTGCTGTGCCACCAACCGCAAGACCGGATGCAATCACCTTCCCGGCAGCAACAGCAGCACTTCCAATTTTGCTGAATGCACTTGAAAGCTTCGTCTGCATTGATTGTCCCTTGCTTGTGGTTTCATCCATAGCACTAATGGCACCACTGTTGTTCAGCGCAATGGTACCAATTAGCTTAAATAGTTCAGTCATAAGGGCTTCACCCCCTTCTTTCGTTCATTTAAAAAAGGCACACTGCTATGTGCGCCCCCTGTTCAAATAACTGTATTTCCTGCCTAACATGGAATCAATTGCAGGTGTTATTTCACCAACCAATGCCCCACTGTCCAGGCAGATTTTCATTTCACATTGCTGTTCCAACAAATCAATGATTCTATTCAGCCTTGCAAGAACATCCGCATTTGATGGGCTTGCCTTGGTCCCTTGGATTTCATCCAAATCTTCAGCAAGTCTTGACAACCACTTCTTGTTGTTTTCCAAAGGCACAACCGCTTCTGCGCCTGAACCTTCAAGAATACCAACCTGCCCCTGTTCAAGAACAGCACCCTTTGCAAGTCTTGGAAGCGAAATCTTCCCAACTGTGCCAACATTGATTCCCGGAAGCTTGTTTGCAAGTCGGATTGCACTGTTTATCAATCCAATTCCTTTGTTGATCGCACTTTCGACTTTCGACAAAGCACCATTCATGCCATTCTTCACTGCATTTCCCATTGCAGTTCCAATAGAAGAACCGATTGAACCGAACTTGCTTTTCACCTTGGACCACAAGCCGGAAAAGAAGGAACCCCATCCTGAAAAGACATTCTTGATGGATGTCCATGCGCTTTGGAATTTACTGCGGAACCATGAATTTACAGAAGCAAAGGTGTTCCGAATGTTCGACCAAATCCCACTGAAGAAGGACTTCGCCCCATTCCATGCAGATTTCACACCATTCAATGCAGATTTAAACTTGGAAGAAAACCATGAACCGACTGATGAAAAAACATTTTTGATGCCCTTCCATATTCCCTGGAAGTACCCTTTCACCGCAGACCATGTTTTCTTGATTGACTTCCATGCATCTTGGAAATACTTCACAATTGCCTTCCATGCTTCGGAAGCATATTTTTTTATGACCTTCCACAGATCAATCCAAAACTTCCTGAAGCTTTCGCAATTGTTCCACAGATACACGAATGCAGCCACAAGCCCTGCAAGTGCTGCCACAACCAATCCTATTGGATTTGCAAGCAAGGTTGCATTGAAGGCAAGCATTGCCAATCTAACCACCTTGATTGCATTGGCTGCTGCTGTCATGATTTTCCCCCAGGAAATAATCAAAATGAATGCACCAATGGCTGTTGTTGCGCCTATAATCACACCAACCCATGCTTGCACAGTTTCTTCATTCTGCCTTATCCATGTAATGGCATCCTTGAACCATGTCACCATGCTTTCAAGCACCGGGATTGCCTTTTCCGCTAATGAAGCAATGGCATTTCTGATGGCAGTCATGACCGGTTCGCCAATCTCGCCCACCCTTGCCATTGCATCTGACAGCCTTTCCTGCGCTTGCCTTGATGCCATGATATCCGCATTGGTTTCCTGGTATTGTGTAGATGCATCCTTGTATGTCTTATTCAGGGTGTCCATGATAAGCTTCTGCCTTTCTTGTTCACCGGTGCAAGCTTGCAACTTCTCATTGAAGGCATCTTCGCTTATACCTGCCCAATTCAAGGCATCTGCCAATGGTCCGGTCACTTCACCAACCTTGGCTGTTTCATTCGCAGCTTCTGCCAATCCTTCAATCGGAAGGGATGCGCCAAAAGTCGCATACACTCCTGTGCAGATGTCTGTCCAGGTACTTAGTTCCTTTTCATCATCCGCAAGAAGGGCAAGATGCTGTGATGCTTCCACAGCTTGTTCAGTGTCACCCAATACTGCATTCAAAGCTGAATATGTGTTTTTGGCTTCTTCGGAACTGTGTCCTGCTGTCTGATAAGCAGAATCCAACAATCCCATCTGTTGCCTGTATTCTCTTGTACCTTCAACAGCAGCGACAAATGCACCACCAATGGTAGCACCTGCAACACCAATCCCTGTTGCGATCTTCTTTGCTGCACCACCAATCTTTGCAAAGGCATCTGAAGTTTCCGCTTCGCTTTCCTTTGCTTTTTGGATGTACTTGTCGATTTCTGCTTTAGCATTTGTACTGTCAAGGGCAATCGTACCCAATAGCCTAAACAGTTCCATATGCTCACCTATGAAGGGATAAAACCTTCCACCATTTTCTTTGATTCGCTGATAACATTGCCGATTTCCTCATGTGACATGTATTCATCACCATCCTGTGGCTGTTCGCACCTTCTGACATAATCTTCAAAAGACATGCCATCCACTTTGTGAAGGTAATATTGCCACCGGGAATCATGCACCTTTTCATCAGCAATTTTCTTCATAATTTCAATTGTGAACTCATGAAGTTGTCCTAACCTGATAAATTCATCTAATATCAAAAAAGGACTTGCGTACCTTTGGGCAAGCAAGTCCATAAATTTGATATATCCTACTGATTGAACAATTTCATGACACGTTTGAAAAAATCCCTGAAATCCTCTTTCATGACTACATCCATAATCATTTCGCCATAGTCAGCAATGGAAAGCTTCTGAATCTCCGCAACCTTCATACCGGTAAGGCTTGCAAGGAAGGATTGGATTTCAGCTTCAGCCCTGGAGAAATTGGAAATAATGATGCCTGCGACATCAAACACCACCGCAATTCCTACCTGCTCAACATTCTTGGTTTCCTTCAAATCCTCTGCCTTGAAACAATCCTTGAATTGACGGAATCCAATTGCTGAAATGATTTTGCAAATGGCACCCATATCAGATGCCACAAGTGGTCTAAGTTCATATGATTTTTCTGTATTTTCCATTGTTCAATCTCCTTCTTTTTACTGCTTTTCAGCTTTCGCTTCCTGATCTACCACCACAACAAAATTGCCTGCCTTCTTGATTTCTGCGAATCTCTCCGCAGTGCAGTCAAATTCTTCATTGGGCTTGCGCAGCTTATTGTTTGCCTTGCTATCCTTAAAAGGAACAATAACTTTCACTCTCATGATTTATCCCCCTTTACACAGTCGGTGTCGGATATAAGATGCGCCAAGGTAAGGTGTCAGCTTCCGGTGAAAGGTCTGCCACACACTCAAAAGTGCCTGCAAACACACCTGCTTCCTTGTTCTTACCTTCCACTTCCAATCCGGAAGTACAAATTGCCTGGTCGAAGATGATGATGATTGGTGTGCCATCCGTTTTCTTGCCCACATATGCAAGGTTCTGAATGTAATCACTTTCCTGGATTCTAGCCCTTGAAGTGATTTCATTGTAACCTTCAAAATCTGTGGAAGCTGCGGTGTCACCAACAACACACATCTTAAGAAGTTCAGGTGTCATTTCAACGAAGTTCACTTCCATGGTTGCTGTTTCGCCAACCTTCTGCTGAAGTCCCTTTACCTTTACTAATGCACCATCCACTTCAATATCCATAAATTCAGGAACAATGCTGAACTTAGAACCACCTGATGTTGCACCAATCAAGGATTCTTCAAAGTTCCACTTGCCATCAGTCAGGGTGAATCCCTTGTGGATGGTTCCTGCACCAAGCATGATGTTCTGCGGTGTATTTGCGGTGATGCCGCTTGACTTTAATTCTTCATATGCCATATTAGTTCACACTCCATTCTTTAATAGATAAGTTGATCTGTATCTTCTTTAGTTCTGAATCCCCGGTGGGGACCACTAAACTATTCAAATAAAAAACAGCCACTGCCGAACCATTGTCAGCCATGACTGTTTTCCCACCCACTTTGTCAAAGTAGGATTTGATTTTCTCTTTTGTATTCTCCAATGCTTCCCATGATTCCCTTGAAAAGCCTGTGATAAGGAATGTTGTTTCCTGCATTCCATCTTCATTGGTTGGTGGATTCTCGGTGTACTCCCCTACAAAATAGGGATATGTCACTTTACCCTTCCATTCCATGAAGGCATAGTTGATTTTCAGGGATTTCATAGCATCAGAAATGATTTTCAATGCTTCATTACTCACTTATTTAAACCTCGCTTTCAGCACCTTTTGGGCTTGCCGGATGATGGCATCCTTCTTGGCAATAAAGGCATTATGCAATGCCCTGGAAGGCTTTTTACCGTTTGTGTAATACGCATCTAAGCCTTGGCTTCTAAGGTAAGCAGCAACAGCCTTGGCTTCTTCCAAGGTGTATTGGTTCTGCGAACTGCTTGTTGTTGATGTGCCACTGTCCTTGACATATACCCACCAACCTTTTCTGCCATTGCCCTTCAGTGCATATTCACCGGTTCCAAATTCTTCCCAA